GCCGCACGAATTACAGCCTCGTAAATTGGCTGGCAAAAGTTATCAGCGAACCACTGCTGCACGTCGTGTAGTTCGGGCCAGATGTCATTGTCCGCGGATCGCTCGCTGCTGAACGAGGAGTTGCGATAGTCGCCTGTGATCGTCGAGGATTTCACGCCCGGAACCGCCGTCGCCGTGCCTCGCTGCAGGTGCTGCACGAATGCTTCGGGATTCATGTTGGGTTGATTGGGGCTGTGCAGTTCAAACTTCCCATCACGGCCAGTGTTCACCAACAGCCCAGGCTGCAGTTTTGTGACGGTGTTGCCGTCGCCGTCCGTAAGGTCATCCGGTGCGGTGCTGGATGCGTTCAACCCAAACTTTGTGGCGCCGGTTGGCTTCGCATATGCTCCGACAACACAGGCTGCCAATGCTGTAGACTTCAACACGTTGTATTCGAGGTCTGCGGTGTCCTGCGTCCGGGTGAGAGCAGCAGAGAACCACGGCACGCCGCGGAGTTGGTCAATGTCCTCCTCGACGTACAGGTGCCCCATCTGGTCCGCTGGAACCCGCACGGCGTTCCCGGACTGGTTGGCCGATGCGTAGGCTGGCTGGAGGCGGATATAGTACGCGGTGCGGCGGTTTTCTTCATCCAGCTCAATGCCGCGAAACAGGCTGGATCCGCCGGGGATTTCGGCGGATGTCACCTCTGTCTCGTCGGCCAATCTGCAAGAGTCGATCAGTTGCAGTGTGAGCGGAATCGGCAGGTCTCTGCGGATCTGCTCCGCCTGCGTGATTGGCTTCATCCGGAACAGGGCGTCTCCGGACAGGATAACGGCCTGCAGTGCCACGCGCTGCAATCCAGCCAGTGTCTGCCCGCCCTGTGCCGGCAATCCGCGGGAGTCAAAGCCGGCATTCAGTCGCTTCCACAACTCCTTACAACGGTCACGGAATGCCTCGTTGGGCGTGCCGTCTGCGTTCATGGCGAGCGGCTCGGGGTGCATCCCGCGGCCAATGACTTTGCTTTGCAGCGTTCGCACGATTTTGCGAGCGGATGGATTTGTGCGGTACAGTCGCCACGACTGCGCCCGCAGGTTATCCGTGACGGCCGAACTGGCTTCGTTCTCTTTGTAGACTGACAGCGTGACTTTGTTCGTGCGGGTCGTCTTCGCCTGCGGGTAGATGTTGTTCGGCGCCGCACTCATCGCCATGATCTGCTGAAGCGTAGCGCGTGCCTGAAGCCGGCGGGCCGCTGCTGCCGGTGCGACGTATCCGATGAAGCGGTCAAGGATATTCACGCGGTCGGCTGCTCCAGTGAGAGGAGCGAAACCATCGAACCGGAAGCCTCTGCGTCCGCCTCGTCCATCAACTCAGTGCGTGCCTTCATCAGGTCACGCAAAGCCGCCATTTGTTTGGATCGGCCATGGACCGTGTAGGATTGTGCCGTGAGCGTCTGCAGGATCGCAGTATTGACGGCCGTGAGGAGTTCGGTGGTTGTCGTCATGCCAGCCAGCATAGCCGCCGGCTGGTGTCATGACATACCAGCGTTACCAATCACCGCAGGCCGTCGAGGGAAACCGCCTTGTGCTCCAGCGTCACCACGTTGAGAGCCACCCGAACCGACCACGTATGCCCGCACGGTGGGTGATCGGGGGACTTGCTGCGGCAGCATTTGTAATAGCGGGTTTGCCCCTGTGTGCTGTATGCCACGCCATGCCCGCCAGCACGGTCCCAGCATATCGGGCAGCGTCGCCACGGCTGGATCTCTTCGCTGCGTGCCGGCTGCGGCTGAATGTCCGGTGCTTTGTTCGGCTGCCGATCAAAGCCACGGCCTGCCGTCTGGTCTCGTTTCTCCGCCATGTATCCCGCTCCTCTGTGTTTGGATCGCCATTCGCGGCGGAAACCCGCCGTTTTCCTCGACGTAGGCAACAGCCAACGCCAGCCCGTATCTGAGCGCGTCACGGAAGTCGTTCGGCGCCGATTCATTCTTCTTCACCCATAACAGTTTCGCGTTGCCGCGGGTGTCTGTTACGTCTGAGATTGTAGCGTTGCAAAGGTGCTCAAGGAACTCGATATCGCCTTCGGAGCCCACGCATAGCCCAAGCCCTTCCGCCTGTGCCGGCGTGCGTTCGTCGAGTCGGGCCTGCAGGTCAGTTTCCCAATAGTCCGTGTTTACGAGAAACAGCATCTGCTCTGAGCGGTCGTTGGTTTGCACGGGGGCGAGTTTGTACGGCTTGCCGCCGAGGTCATTGGAGGAACCTTTGCATGGCACCATACCAGGATGCGAATTGCAAAAGTCATACGTGCGTTTGGTATCCCAGCCGCTGTCGGCAGAGACCACGATGGGGGCCATCGGGTTGCCGCCGTCTTCGTGGTGGTATTGGCGAAGGACGACGCGGTCCCAAACGTCCTCCAGTGTGTTGAGTGCCCCATAATCCACGACGTGCGAGCGGAAGTCATCACCGTGGGCGAGGACAACGTAGAGACGATACCCGCCCTCGGCTGCTTGCTGGTCGATTGTGACCGTCAAGAATCGCCCCCAGACCGGGACAACGCCGCGGGGAACAGGCGTCCGCAGGCGTTCGCCGATTCGCTCGGGGGTGGATTTCGATTTACGGGCTTCCCATGTCTCGCCTGCGTCTTCATTGATCCACTGGCGGAGCTTTGCCGGGCTTTTGCATTTGCCGAGGAAGTCGGAAACGATCTGTCCCCAGCCGTGGAAAAGAGCGTAGAACACTGAGAGCTGAGAGCCCCATTCGGATCCCCAGTTGGTTGGCGTGCCGATGAGCCAAGACATATCGTCCGGTGGCAGACTGCGGGCGCCCATCGCTCGTTCGTGGTCCACTTCACAGCCTGCGGGAACCCAGACCCCGCGCGGCATCATCCATGCCCTGTGCAGGTCGTCGATGCGGCTTTCGCAGTACCGGCAGACATAGTGAGCTGTCCGGCGTGCGAGGTCACGGTCTGTCGCTCCGGTTGGCAGTTTGTCGAAGAAGATTCCGCCAGGTGTTTGACCGTTGCCGAATTCAAGCGTTTGGAATTTGAAGCAATACGGGCAGGGGACGTAGTACCGGTGGTTGGTGCTTTGGAATCGGCCGAATTCCACGTTGCTTTTGTTGCGGACTGACGGCGTTGATTCGAAGACGAATTTTCTGTCGGGGTGTTCGGCGCCGCGTTTCCTGAATCGCTCCAGCGGATCCCCTTCGCTGCTCGTCTTTTCCTGCACCCACTTATCGATCTCGTTGCCGTGCCCGATGCGGATGGACTTGTCGGCAAGCCTGCTTTTTCCTCGCGGCCATGCACCATGGCAGACTGCACGCCGCAGGGCAATTCTGGTCTTCGATTGCCGCTGCCGGATCGGGACTTGCGAGCGAAGGCGTGGGCAGTATTCCAGCATCAACCAGAATCGCCCGAAAACCGATTTGCAGTTGGTTTCGTCGGGCGTCGCAAACATCGTTTCCTCGGGGCGGGTGTCCATGCTTCTCATGAGCATTCCCAGCCCGAAATTCGTCTTAAACATACGGGCAGCCCACTGCATCCACAAGGCGCGAAATTGTGGGTTGTCGTATGCCCAGCACGGGCCTTGCGGGGCTGTGACCCACGGGACGGACTGTTCGTCGAATGCCCTGCCGGTGTGGTCGTAGAAGTGCAGCCGGAGCCAGTCGGCTGAAGACTCATGGACTCGCGGCCGCATCGCGTCGCGGGCGACAATGGCGGATAGTCTCACACTAAGTCCTCCAGGCTGTCGCAGAACTCGCGGCGGGCGATGTCGATCTCGTTGGTTGCCAGTCTCAGCGTCTCTGCCTTCGCTGCGTCCGGTGCGAGTCGTGCGAGTTTCTCGGGAAGGGATTGCAGCCGGGAAACCAGTCGGGACCAAAGTAGGGCCATGTCGCGTTCAATCTCCACCCGCTCGATTAACTCCCCGCGTTTCCTCGCGTTCTCGATTCGCCGCTTCTCAGACTGCAGCCGGATCTGCTCGATTTCCGCCTGTCGTTTTTCCTCGCTCGTGGTGCTCGCGTTGCCGGTGGCTTTTGCCAGTCGCCACGCCACGATCTGCTGAAGTGGGTAACGGCCTTCGGTGCCAGGCATTGGCGGGGACTCTGTTCGCCATTGTTTGACGGTCTGGACTGCCAGCCCGAAAAACTCCGCCACCTCTGCCAGCGTCCGGCATTCCCAACGGGTGCTGTGCTGCTTCCGCTCCTCGGCCTCCAGCAGGTCCTCGATAGCCTGCAGGTCATCCGCGCTGTCAGCGGAGTCGAGCAATTCGAGCAGCCAACGCCGCTCGTCTGTTGCTGGCTGTGCTGTCATTTGCGGGGGACTCCGAGTTTTCGACGCGGTGAACGTGGGCGTGAGCGTGGGCGACGACTGCAGGCGGTTTCTCGGCTTCCGCGTTCGCCTCCTGCATCTTCATCAACACGCGGGCCGCTGCGATCTTGTCGCGTGGTTTGCCCTCCGCCACGATCTTCACCAGTGCGGCCGGTAGGCCTGCCAGTAGGTTGTCCGGGATCTTCCATCCCTTGCGGACTGCCTGCCCGATCAGTTGCATGTCAGAGCGGGAAAGCGGCCCAGATAATAACGTGGTTCCTGTCATATCATTTACTCCGACTACCGGCGGCCCCAGTTAGCCGCCGGCGATTCCCCTGCCAGGCTACGCGTATTGCGGAACACGTGGCGTTGGATACTCTCTGACAATACGCCCGTCTAACTCAATACCAAGCTCCGTCCGCCAGCCGGCTGATTGCTTATGGAAAAACGCTGTGCCGTTTTCGCTGCACTTGCGGTGCATGACGCGTGCCCAGTCTTTGTTTTCAGCGCGGAATTTTGGTCCGCTTTCGCCACCATAGATCACCCAGTCGATGCCGGTCAAATCTAAATCATCCAGAGGCCCGATGGCAGGCTCGTAAGAAATGAATCGCACGGCCGCCGGTATAACACGCAAGTGATCTGCTCGCCATGCCACCCGCATGTCCTCGATTGATGTACCCAGCCAGACGTGCGGCCAACCCTCACTGCCCCAGTCATCGGGCAAATTGTCGGCGATTCGCTCCGGTCGTTTTGTCAGGATTTGCCAATCCAGATTCCGGCATTGCCTGACCAGATCCCACAAACGCGGACGCGTCTGGTTCGCCACCGAGTGATCCTCAAACACGTCGCACAGGCTGGCGCAGAAAACCCGCTTGCGTGGCTTGCTGCCGTATGCCGCGGTGTTCCATTGTTCGACGTTCCGCCACGGTGCCTTTGTGACTTGCCGCGTCGTCGTGCCCGGCGGCCCCCACAGGTGCAGACCCATGCGGTTCTTTGTCAGCAGTTCCGCGTAACAGTTAGCGCAACCCGCCGAAACCTTTTCGCAGCCCATCCACGGATTGAATGTGTGGTCGGTCCACGCTATGATCGTTTGCTCAGACATTGTCAGCTCCTTTCAGCTGATGATGTTTTGGCCGGTAGCTCGCAACTGCCGGCCTCTTTTTTTGGTCGAAGGTGCACGCCTATGTAACGTGCATTGCCATCGGAAATCGCCTCGACCACCTCGTGTAGTATAGCATAGCGTTCCCCCCATGACAAGGCTGCGTTGACGCCAATATCGTCCAATCGCCCTCGGAAACTCGCTGGAATACTGTGGTTTCTGAACTTGCATCCGAGTATTTCCAGCACTGCATCATCCGTTGCGCCACGGTGCATTGTGCTTCCGATAGTCAGAAATACCGTGGTTGGCCCCTGCAGCCGTGGCAGGATCTCCCGCCAGTGCTTCCATGGGCTGCCGTAGCTGTCCACGTCAATCACGTTTTGCGACACGCCCTGCTCAAGAATTCGCACTGAATCAATAGACAGCCATCCTTTCTTACGCTTCAAATCGACGCCCCAATATGATGCGACCTTGATGCTTTTGCGCAACTCTGTCCACATCAAGCCGCTGCCCTGACAGCAGTCGAAAACTGTTGCCGATCCGTCCCCGTGGTATCGCTCAAGGAAATACCGCCTCAATGCCAGCTTTCCCAATGGGTTATGATTGTCAGTCTTTGTGCCTTTAGCCATTGTTTGCCGCCACCTCGCAAATAATGTCTGGCAACAATGCTATTTGCTCTACCGCCTCATTGATTTGACCGAATCGCACTGTTGGTATTCCGATTAAAACCCATGTCATCGGTGGCGGCGGTTGCACCTTCAACTGTTTTAATTCTGCGGTTTCTCCCTTATCCGCTAAGCTGTCATACCCCAGCAACTTCGAAACTTCTTCAGCATCGAAACCCAACAGCCCTAAATCTACATCATCGGCGTGCAGTTCACTCAGCTCCATCTGCAGCATCGCCTCATCCCACCCGCTGTTCAACGCGATCCGGTTGTCTGCCAGAATGTACGCTCGCTTCTGTGCGTCGCTGAGATGCCCGAGACGAATGCACGGCACGGACTGCAGCCCCAGTTTCTGCGCCGCCATTACGCGGCCATGCCCGGCAATGATGCCGTTCTCAGAGTCGATCAGTACGGGGTTGGTGAATCCAAACTCCTGAATGCTGCCGGCGATCTGAGCCACCTGGCTTTCGCTGTGCGTGCGAGCGTTGCGAGCGTAGGGAATCAGGTCGGCCGTGGCCACCTGCTCAATCTGCACAGGCTGCTCACCGTCCGCCTTCCCGTTGCCCCCTTCCCCCTGTTTTTCTCCGCCTCGCCTCGCCATGTAGTAGCCTCGCCTCAAAAAACCTTATCTACAAAAAAAGTATGCTGTACCGAACCCGCGCGCTCGCCCTGGGGGGCTAAAAGGACCCATTTTCCCCCTAAAATCGCTGTGTTTTCGATGCAAAACCTACGCATTCAACACATTTCTACTAGCTAAAACACTAGGTTTTTGAATCAGGGT